AGACAATTGAAGCTAAAGAAAAACAAGATAGTTTGAGTTATCGTGAATTAGCTCGTCAGGGCTTCTGTGAGATTACTAATAATGTTTCAGGTACGATTAGCTATGAGCAAGTTTGGAATTGGCTAGAGCGTTATATTTCGTCAAATGAGCTAAATTTAAAAGCAATTGTAGTCGATCCAGCTTACTTAACATGGTTTGCTAAACGTGTCGAAAACTATCAGCCAGAATGGCCATATATTCCGTTTAAGCAAACATCACTGCAGTTAAATCAGCCCACCAAGGGATTACAGAAAGCTTTTATTGATGAAAATGTGTCTTTACTTAAAGATCCTTTGTTAATTGATGGCTTAAATAATGCGGTTTTAGTAGCTGATAAAGGTGGAATGGTCAAGATTGACCGGCAAAACCGAGTTAGTCAGCACATTGATACCGCAGATGCAATTATTAATGCGTACTCTCAAGCACAGAATTACTTTGAAGATTTTAACGATAGTAAAGATGTTAAGTTGCTTGATACGATGACACAGGAACAACGAAATAATTACTTTAGAAATCTTTTTGGAGCGTAATATGATCAATAAATTTTGGAAATTTCTCAAAAAAGTTTATTTTCTCTATATTCAGGCAATTCTTTTTGTTGCAGGCTTTGTGCTTTTAAATGTTGCTTGCTATCAGCTTAATGTGACTGCTGGCTTATTTATTTCAGGATTTACATTGATTTTATTCGCTTTGATTATGAATTCTGATCAAGAAAAGAGGTGATTAGATGGGGCTTTTGAGTAGAGCATCACCACATAGAATTAAAAATATGACGACTTCAGTGCCATCAACTCACGGTTTAGTTTTTACTCAGTTGATAGGTAACGAGCCATTAAATCTAGTAAGTACGAGTAAAGCACTTCTAAATAGCGATATTTTTAGTGTAATCAATCGAATTTCATCGGATATTGCTTCAGCAAGGTTCAAGACAGCTGATCAATATGTTTTTAATCTACTAAATACACCTAACCGGCTAATTAGCCGGTTTTCTTTTTGGCAAAGTGTGATTATTCAACTCTTATTGGATGGTAATTCCTATGTGCCAATTAAAGGTATGAGCCTTGAACAAAGACGTCCTTCAGAGATCAGTGAGATCAATGTTTTGGACGATTATCAAGGGCTAACGTATAAAGTCACACCATTTGACGGTGAAGAAGAGTTTACTCTAACTCAAGATCAAATGTTGCATTTTAGAATTATGCCTGATTCAAGGTATCAGTATATGATTGGCATGTCACCATTGGAATCTTTAGCCTATGAAATGACCATCAGTGCTGATAGTCGAAAAGCAACTCTGAATTCTATTAAAAATCAGATTAGTCCAATCGGCATTTTAACCGTGCCAGCAAGTCAGCTTAATGATGAAGATCGTGAAGTTGCCAGGAAAAGCTTTGAAAAGGCTAATAGTGGTGAAAACAATGGGCGATTAATGGTATTGACTGATGATTCAAAATTCAGTCAGTTAGACGTAAAAGCTGATGTTTTTAAAGCATTAAATGAAAATGCCAATTTTTCAGCATCACAAATATCTAAAGCATTTGGTATTCCAGTTGATATGCTGGGTGGTGGTCAATCAACTGAATCTCAGCATAGCAATATCGATTCTGTTAAGGGTAATTATATTTCAGATCTTAATTCTTATATCAATCCAATTTTGGATGAATTGAGACTGAAATTTAACTGTCCTGATTTAAAGCTAGATGTTAAATCAGCTCTGGATGTTGACGACTCATTAACAATTAATCAGGTCAATTCCATGCTTCAGGCTGGTGTGATTAATCAAGAGCAAGCACAACAGCTTTTAAAGAGATCTGGAGCATTGCCATTAGATTTAATTCCATTTACTTCAAATGAAGGAGGTGAGAATGATGATCAAAATTGATGTTAAAGGTGATGTGGTGGATAACGATACTGGTCAATTCTTTGATTACTGGGGGATGCAGTATGTTTCACCGCAAATGGTAAAAGAATCATTGGATAAAGCTCAAGGTGATGAGGTTGAGTTAGATATCGCTTCATATGGTGGTGATGTCTTTGCTGCTTCTGAGATTTATACAATGATTAATCAGTACTCAGGTAATGTCACTGGAGTAATTCAAGGGATGGCTGCTTCTGCGGCAACCATTATTGCAGAGGCCTGTGACCACTTAATCATCAGTCCAGCTGGTCAGATGATGATTCATAAAGCATCTACTGCCGGAGTTGGTAATTCAGATGATTTTACTCATACTGCTGGTGTGTTGAATACTACTGATCGAACTATTGCAAGCATTTATCAGAGTAAAACAGGCAAGTCGGAAGATGAAATTCTTAATTTAATGAAGCAAGAAACTTATCTGACAGCCCAAGATGCTGTTAAACAGGGCTTTGCCGATGAAATTATGAAGATTAATGACAAGGTACCACAAGTGGTAAATGGACTTCACGAGATTCCGTCAAAAGATGCAGTTAAAAAATTTAAGAATTTAATTCAAAGTCAAAAGGGCATCGATTCAAACTCTAAACAGTTTGAAAACGATGCCCTTTTTAATGAAAAATTAGCAATGCTAAAAGGAGAAAATAATGGGAACACTAACTAAAGAGCAAATTCAAACAGCATACATGCAAGCGTCTAATCGGTATGCTGATTTGAATAATAAAGCGACTGTGGGGCTAGTTGATCACAGCTTGACTAAAGATCAATACAATCAAATTATTCAGGACAGAGATCAAGCCAAGATGGAAAGAGATGGTTTGCTTGACCAGCTTAAGAACTGGGATGCTGACCATTCTGATTCACCTAGCAAGCCAACTAAGTCCACAAATTTAAAAAACACTCATAAAACAAAAGAAGAAATTGCTGCAGAAGCAAGAAAGCAGATTAATAATTTCGTCCACGCCGGAAAGTTCTTGAATGCTGGTGACACTGGTGATGCTGGCACTACAGGTGTGACTAGACCGACGGTTTCACCAACTATTCCGGAACAAATTATTTATAATCCTAATTCTGAGGTTAACTCTGTAGTTGATTTATCAACACTGATTACTAAAACTCCAGTTGTAAATGGTAGTGGTACTTATCCAGTACTAAAGCGTGCTGATGACTCATTTAAGTCTGTAGCTGAACTACAAAAGAATCCAACAATGGCACTACCTGACTTTTCCAACGTAAGTTGGAAAGTTGACACTTATCGTGGAGCAATTCCTATTTCACAAGAAGCTATTGATGATTCTGCGGTTGATGTGTCAGGTATTGTTACTCGTCAAATTGGTGAACGTAAAGTAAATACTTACAATGCCGCAATTTCAAAGAAGTTACAAGAATTCTCTGCAGCAAAAGCTAATAAAGATAATCTTGTTGATGCATTTAAGTGGCTGATCAATGTTGGGCTTGATCCAGCATATAATCCGATGCTAGTTGTTACTCAAAGTCTTTATAATGCGCTTGATACTTTAAAAGATGCACAAGGACGCTATATTTTCCATCAAGATATGACTTCAAAATCTGGTGATACTCTGCTTGGATTACCAGTTAAGAAAGTCGGCGATACCTTACTAGGTAAAGCTGGAGAAGCTAAGGCTTTTATTGGTGACCTGGGTCGCGGATTATTCTTTGCCGATCGTCAAAATATCAACATGATGTGGCAGTGGAATGACATATACGGGTACTATTTAGCAGGAGCTTTGAGATTCGGTACAAGTATGGCAGATGAAAAGGCAGGTTATTTCTTAACTGCAGATATTCCAACTCAAGATATTGTCAAGCCTGAGATTACGACCAAGGAAAATCCAGATCTAGTTAAAAAAGAAGACCAAGCTCAAGATACTGGACAACACTAGCTAGGAGTTGATCTAAATGACTGATTCAACTGGCGTAACTGTAGATGACTTGCGGGATTACTTAGCTAGTGATGCACCAGATGAATTTCTGCAACGTCTTATTGATGAAGCTGAGTATGATGCTCATCACATTGTTGGTGATGATATTCCGATTGAGCGTTGCCGGCAGAATCGTGATTTTAACCAAGCGGTTAGAATTCTAGCTGACTATGACAATGCGTCCCGTGGTGCACAAGACAGCCAGGCGCATGCCTATCCTAGATCATTTCTTTATCGCATGAATCAATGCAAATGGACATTGAGGAGGAATGCAGATGGCTCTGAATAAATTTACAGGACGCAGCTTCAATAAATCAATTGTTTTTGGTACAAGTGTAAAGACAAGAGATGAAAATGATGGCTCTGAAAAAATGACGTTTAAACGTCTTCTAGGGCCTTTTCATTGTGCTCCGTATATTCGAACTATGCACCAGAATTTTGAGCTTATGGGCACTAAATTTTCAAATACTCGGCAAGTATCAATCAATCATCAATGGGTTGGTAGCAAACTGACTCGCAAAATGAAATTTGCGTTGCTTGATGGTGAAATTTATCAAATTGTTGATAATGGTTCTGATCAAACAGATAACCCTAATGGTGTTGATATTTTGAGTTTGCAATTAGCTGAAGATATTGAAATGCCAGAAGAGGTGAGTGAAGATGGCTAGCTTTGAAGATCAATTAGATAATTATCGTAAACAATTGTCTAAATTGGTACCGAATACTGAACAAAAGCTTAAAGCTAATAAAGCAGGTGCGGAGGTCTACCAAAAACGTCTTGCTGAGGTTACAAAAGCAAAACACTATTCAAACAAAAAAGATGAAAAGTATGGACACATGGCTGATCATATTGAAATTTCCGATAAAAATAGTGATGAAGTAGCTGATGGCAGTGCAACCGTTGGTTGGCCAAATCGATATCATGCAATGAATGCGATGCGTTTAAATGATGGAACTGTTCACATTAAGGCTGATCACTTTGTTGATATTACTCGTGAAGAAAGTAATGATGCAGTTGTTGAAGCTCAAGCTAAGGCATTGGGCTTTAAGAAAGGCGGCTAGTTATGAAGTTGCCAATTGTACAAGTTGCTGACTTACTTGAAGCTGCTAACTTTGGTTGGGTTGATCCAGAACACATCTATACTACAAATGTCACTCCCGATGAAGATGATTCTGGTAAAACAACATTTATTCGCATTCAAGACGCTGTAGGCCGAATGGCTTACTATGCTAATGATGTAGCCTTTGCACAAGTTGTTGGTGTAGAGGTTCAAATATTTTTCAGCAACAAATGGTCAAAGTTGACCAAAGATGAAAATTTAACAATTTATGATGCAAAAGTCGCAGTTTTGAAGAAGTTGCAGGCTAATGGTTGGAAGATTCAAAATCCTTTGAATCCTGACACACCTGATCCTGATACTGGTCAAAAAACTGCGACTATTTATGTTACAAAAATTTTAGAAATGGAGAATTAGAATGGCAGATACACAAACGACTCAAGAATTAGGGTCATCAAGTCATGGTATTAATCTCGTTACTTTGGCATTGCTTAATCCTTCAACTGGTACCGTTTTAACCGGCCCTGATGGTTTGAGTGATAACGGGATTAAGCCAATTTATCAAGGAAATCAAGGTGCTACACAAGTCGAATATCAAAACCTAGAGCGTGAAGGTACTAAGCAATATGCTAATGACACGCCTAAGCGTGTTACTCGCCCTACTCAAGCACCTACTGCAAACTTAACGTTTCTCGACATTGCTTGGGACACTCTTAACAAGATAACTGGATATGAACAAGGTGAAGATAGTGGTTACTCACTTTCTGGTGGCGCTAAGCCATATTTTGCAATGCTCACACGTGCAACTTTCTTGGATGGTTCTTCTTTATATGAAGCTTTTGCATGTGCTACTGCAATTTTACCAACTGGCCAACACCAAACTGATAATGACTCAGAACAAGATGCAAATGTTGCTTTAACTGTTGATGCATTCCAACCAATTAATCCTGATGTTTTTAAGCTTAAGAATGGGCATCAAATGCCTTATAGACGTTGGAATAGTTTGGATCCAAAGTTTGATGCAGAAAAAATGATGGCACAAGTTTTCCCTGGGTATAAACCGGATGACACAATGAAGATTGTGGTACCTACTTGGAATGGCACGTCAGTTGCTACTCCAAGTGTCCAACCTAAGTCAGATAAGTAATTGAAAAGTAGGGTGGGTGTGGTAGGAAAACTAATAACTATTTATCAAGGAACGGGTAACCCGTTCCTTTTCTTTCGAAAGGATTATAAAAATGTCAAAAATTATTATCGATACTAAAATTTTGCCAATTAAAGTTGATCAAGTTGAAGTCGTTCCTACGGGTGCAGTAGGTGACATTTCAAGAGAGACCATGATTAAGCTTTTGGAATCAGCTGATCCTAAGGAAAATGAAGAGTATGTTGACTTCATTAAGCGACAAACAGATGCCAAAAAAGCTGCACTTGACTTGTTAAAGTTAGTCCTAGGTTTATCAACTAAACAAATTGACAAGATCAATTCAGAATTGGAAGAAAGCACTATTGATAATTATGTTGGTTACGTTGAGTCCTTACTTCAAGGTTTAGCTACTGGTTCATATGCTGACTTTGTTAAGGAACAAGATGAAGATAACGAGGAAGTTACAGACCCAAAATCAAAAGAAGACGAAGATTAAAGCAAATCAATGATTTAAAGGTTCAAGGACTTCATTACAGAAGATTAAAACGTGATATGTTCCTGATGCATGGAACAGATCCAAAATTAATCGATAATACTGATTATTTTGATCTAATGGAGATTTTAAGTACTCCAGATGAAGACCCAATATTCTCAGCTTCAGAGCTTTTAAAGCCATCTTCAAATACTGAACAAAGTTTTTACGATCAGGACGACATTTGGGCTGATGAGTAAGTAGAAAGGAGGTAAATATGGTAAAAATCAGCAATATAATGTCGACAACGATCGACATTAACACGATTAAGGCTTCAAACTCGCTGAAATCTCTTGATACGGCAATTAGAGCCACAACTAATGCATGGAAAGCCAATGAAGCACGTGCTAAATCAGTTGGTAGTGCTCTTGAAGCATCTAAGTCACGGTATGAGGGTTTAGGTAAAAACATTGAAAATGTTAAGTCAAAAATTAGCTACTTAACAGAACAACAATCTAAACTAGACCGAACTACTCAGCAAGGACAAGAAGAGTACAACAAATATGCTAATAAGCTAGCTTCTGCAGAGAAACAGCTTGCTTCAATGACCGCTCAACAAGATAGAGCTAAGCGATCAATGGACTATCAAAAGACGGGGCTAGCTGGACTGCAGTCGTCTTATAAGTTGCTGAATGAATTAGGCAATAGCCGAATTCAGCGGCTTGAAGCTGAAGGTAGACAATATGAAGCTAATAAGACCAAATTGGCCACTTATCGTGCGTCAATTACTAGCCTAACTAAACAGCAGAAACTGCAGGCTGATGAACTGGTTAGAATTGGCAAAGCTTCTGGCGAAGCTAGTGAAGCTTATAAACGTCAACAAATT